TAATGGGCTTTTTGAAAGTATTTTCAACAGCTCTTGTTACGGCTTACGCGAGTAAGTTAGTCAACGATTTTAGCAAGAAACGTAAAAGAACCACCCTACGCGGCAAACGGAAAGGTGGTTCTAGAAAAAAATAACTTTTTGTAGCAACCATTTACCTTATGCAACAGTTACTAGGAGAGATGTTCACGCATCTCTTCTTTTATTTTATACAATCACTGATATGTTAATACCGATATTATAACAAATATGTTTGAAAAAAGGCAACCCTCGTTTCCAGATGTTGAATGAAGGTTGTCTTTTTTTCATAACAACAGGTACTATCTTGTGTAAATATATTATAACATATCTATCTTTTATGTGCATTAAAGAAATTTGTGTAATGGTTTATCGGATGGCGACTAGCTTTCCACACTAGTCGCTGTAATAGCTACATGCATAAGTATTTTACCACATTTTTATACAAAAAGAAAAAAACGCAATCATAACGAAAGCGTCTCTTCTTTGTTGGGTTAACTATCTCATTAAACAATAACGGAAAGGATTTCAATGTTGCTAAATGTATCTTACCATACATCCACATCGACAAATGTTGAGAAAGTTCTACATTTTAATATTATGGACCTTGTAGGACTCGAACCTACGACTGGACGGTTATGAGCCGTCTGCTCTAACCAACTGAGCTAAAGGTCCTATTCTCCTTAAACGTATATCCCCACCGGGAATCATATCTTAATATTTTATAAAAAGCAATAAGCACCCTTCAAATGAAAGATACTTATCACCAGACGCATAAAATAGAATTTCACTACAGCCGATTGCTGTGCAAATTGTCGGAGAACTTTATTAGTTCATGTGCATACTATCACGTTATGGTATTTTTCACAACTTTTTTTTGACAAAGCAAAAAGCCAGCAACCAGTGCTGACTCTTTCGCATACATACTAACAGGGTGAATTTCGTGATAATGAATTACACCTATTTTTTTGCAGGATAGAAGATGAGAGTTATCGACCTACAAACGAAGAACTAGTATATATCTTCCTAAAAAATATACAATAGATCCTTATAAAAATCACTGCATATATTTTTCCAATTGTTCTAACAAATATTCTGCGCCTTCTGGACTTAATACGATCTGCCCATTAGCTAGAACTAAGTTATCTTCTGAAATTTCCTCTGTAAATAAGCATGCTTTTGGATGACGCTTTAAACGAACCTGCTTATTTTCTAAATGAAATTCGACAGGAGCCTTTAAAGAAAAACCAGCTTGCTGTCTGATTTCCACTGGAATTGAAATACGTCCAACGTGTTGTAGGGTTACTATAGCTCCAGTTCTTTTCATAATTAATCCGCCTTTCTTTATTCGTTTATCACCGTATGTACTTCTTCAATTGGACCAACACATACTTTGCTCCGTTAGGGCTCAATACGATTTTTCCATCAGCTAATACTAGATTATCCTCTGAAACCTCACCAGTGACGTTACAAGCCATCGAGTGTCGTTTTAAACGTATGAAAATTCCTTCAACAGACACCTCAACCTGTGTCCCTAAAGAAAAACTCGCTAGGTTCCGAAGTTCAGCAGGTAAAACAACCCGTCCGGCGTTATCGACTTTCCGTTGCATTCCCGTATATTTCATTACACATCCTCCTTGTCCCCACAAGTGTAACATCGTATTCTCATCAGTTTAGTTGGTAAAATATTCTTAATTCCTGTTACTTAACATTTTCAATCGGTTTTTCGATATTGTACACAATTTGAATTCGATTACATATAATAAGGAAATAAATCGATACATTACACGTACATAAGCGCATAGCATAACCAATATTCATCTTTTGAATACAATAAGGGTCTATGTATTCGAAAAGAATTCAATTCTGTATGTGTAATTTGTTTTATGATAAAAATCTTACATATATTATTAATATTAAAATTATGTTTTGTAATATTAATGCCATGTATGAAAGCGGTTAATAAATAAGAAGGAACGTAATTAAAACTTTATATGCATCTATACAGAAAAATGAACTGGATTCACTTGCCTGTGGGAATTATTTGCAGTATCCGTTTACAATCAGAATGTGAAACAGATATGTACGAGTTTTTAATATCCACATAGGATATCTTTGCCCATCCCCTCGGAAAGGGGGAATAAGAAAAATCATTGCGAAAAAACCTTATAAATAAGGTTTTTTCGTTACTCATAGAATATGCGTTTCAAAACATACACAACTATGTTGACATGTTTCAAATATGATTAAGTTGTATTTTTGAAATGAAAAAAGCTAGATTTTTAGCTATTTCACAAAGTGTACTTTTTGACATGCGGTATAACGTCTAAATAGCATAAGCTTATTCCCCCTTTTCGGGGATTTGGGCAAAAACACCCACATACAAAATATAAAAGTACAAATTCCTAACAATTTATAGAACTTATGTTCGTTTTGTATTATACTGAAATTCGTTCATACCAAGGAGGAGGGCTTTCATGCACTATAATGTACAATTCATTCGACGCTTACGTGAAGAAATGGGGCTTTCTGTATCAAAAATGTCAGAAGTGTTAGGTTATGTGGATGGGGATCATACATACTATCGCTTCGAGCAAGGAAGAGCTGATATACCAATAACACGTTCAGGCCTCATTGCGTACATGCTAGATTGTCACGTACATGAGTTATTTATTGTTGGTGAATGTAAGCGGTTGAATATTCCGGAAGAAAAGCTGAAGAGCAGATATAGAAGAGCTTATAAGGGGAGAAGTACGAGGGGATTTGTGCCAGCTGTGTAGTGAATTTGATTGTAGTTGTTGGACGTCAAGCATGGATGAAAAATCAGGTGCATTAATAAAAAAAGGAGTTAAATTATGATCAATAAGGAATCTGAAACGCATAAAGAAAAAGAAAAAATTTTGTTGTTAAAAGAGGCTCTATGGGTTATGGAGAAACAAGGTAAATCAGCACAAGATTTAACAGAAATTTATCTGGAGGTACAAGATGGTGAATGATTCCAAAAAAGAAGACTATTGTGTAAAAAGTTAGTCTTCTATACGTTTTTTTTAACCATTTCATAATTCACAAACATCTCTAAGTGTTCCCAAGCTTTTTTTTGTCTATCTTCTGGTAAGGTATTTATACGTTCTAATATTTCTTTTGCAGTTTTGGTTAATTCAGCATCTTTCTGTGCATCTGTATTAGGAAGTTCGGATCTTCCTAGCAAATAATCTGTAGTAACTTGAAATATATCAGCAAGTTTTTGTAGTGCTTTTCGAGATGGTGGTTTTATATTTCCTTCATATTTTGAAATGGTTTGCTTGGTGACGCCTATAAGAATTCCTAGTTCTTCTTGCGTCAGTCCTTTTTTCTTTCTTAATTTCAATATTTTTTCTGGTAACATGTCCATTTTAAAACATCCCTTCATTGTGTTTCTTATTTATATACTTTATCAATAGGTAGCCTTAAAGACAACAAAAAAACAATGTAGAAATATTTTCTAAAATAAATAGTTGCCTAAAATGTTACTTAAGTGTACAATGAAATCAACGAATAAGGGTGGTGAAATTAATTTGAGGTATAACACGGAAGAAATGAAAGTACTAAGATTAAAACATGGATATTCTTTTGAATATGTAGCTAAAAATATAGGTTATACGCATAAAAGAGCATATCATCGTATCGAAAAGGGAGAAAAAGGAATGTCAGTCGGAAAGTTAAAGAGGTTAGCAGATTTATATGGAGTAAATATGGATAATTTTATTAAAAGATAATTTTTTTTAATTACAAGTAACCTTATAGGTTACGAGTGTGGCGCCATTAAGGTGACTGATAATACAGAAAGGAATTTTACAGTATGCTAATCGACATCCACAAAATCAAAGTATCCGATCGTATCCGCAAAGAGTTTGGTAATATCGAAGAACTTGCCATGGATATAAAAGAAAACGGTCTCATTAATCCACCTGTAGTCACACCAGACCATGAATTAATTGCAGGTGAGCGGAGATTACGGGCTTGCAAACATTTAAACTATCAGCAAATTGAAGTACGCGTCATGTCAGTTCGGGACTATGAGCACAAACTGAAAATTGAAATTGGTGAGAACGAGCACCGTAAAGAGTTTACTTTCTCGGAAAGAATGGCGTGGGCTAGAGAATTGGAGAGAGTGGAATCTGCAAAGGCGAGAGAAAGGCAGGGCGCACGAACAGATTTAAACATCGTGGAAAATTTTCCACAAGGTAAAGTTAGAGATGTCGTAGCTGAAAAAATCGGAATAGGTAGTGGGAAGCAATATGAAAAAGCCAAATTTATCACAGAACACGCTGATTCTTCCACAATTGCTCAATTAGACAACCAAGAAATAAGCATACATAAGGCATACACAGAATTGCAGAAGAAAATGAAAGAAAAAGACAAACTCCTCCACCAGGAAACAGAACGTAGAAAACGAGCCGAACAAGAAGTATTTGCGGCAAGAAAATCGGAAGAACTCACCAGGAAACAGTTCGAGGAACAAGAACCACAGATCATCGAGAAAGAGGTACCAGTAGAACCAAAGGAACATATTAACATTATAAATGAATTAAATAATAAGTTAGAAAAACTGCAAGAAGAACTACAATACCACCGAGAACAATCAGAATCCTTACAACAGGAAAACGAAGAATTGAAGCAAGATCACGACGCACTGGATTATGTACCCGAATGGAATATTGACACGTTTTGTTATGAACTAGAAGAATTTGCGAAGAACGGTTCATTTGGTTGTCAACAGACAAGAGCCATTATGGAAGCATCACCAACGGTGAAAGCACACCTCCACAGGTATATGACCACCATCAATCAGAGTATGAAAAAGTTAGAGAATACTTTAGCGAGCGATATTATCAATGTGTAATACAAAAATGGAGGGATAAACATGAGAGAATTAGCGGTTAACAAATCGGTACAACCCATCACATTAGATGGAAAGATAGCAGAGAATGAAGGCGTATTACAAACTATGCAAACGTATATGAAGAAAAGTCTTTCGAGACAAGAACGAACGATGAATCAGCATACAAAGCAGCTATCTACAATCAACAAAAGTGTGGAAGAAGTAAAACAACAATATAAAGAAGCGATACAATCACACGTGGCAAAGCGAATCATTCGCGAACAGTTACAGAAAGAACGATATGAGAAAGCGCATAAGTTAGCACAGTCGAATGTGCAGCTAACGACGGAGGACTATATCAAAATAGAAAAAATGGTGGAACAGGTTGGTGAGAATGCACGAGAGAAAGTAGAAGTGATCGTAGCTGATGAAGCAACGAAACGAGAAACCACACGAGTGATGTATCAAATCACATCGTATATCAAAAAGAAATTAGGGTTACGTTCGATTGAAGATATTCCAAATGGGTTGGTAGACCAGCATAAGACGTTACTACAAGGGGTAACGAGGAAGAAATTAGATAGTTTTGGGAAGAAGGGTTGATGTAAATGATGGATAGACGAACGATCTTCCTTGATATTACGGTGCTAGTATTTTATAGAACTAGACTAAACATCTAAATGTTAGATGCAGAAAACAAGAAAACGAAGTGATTGAAAGGAAGAGAGTATCGTCCACCATCAATAAAACTGGAAGGAGCCTCTGCATACAGAGGCCGAATAGAACATTACATTCATATCTCGAATATCGGCAGAATTCGATGAGATAATCTTATCATGAAAATCAGAAAAAGTAATCAAGAAAATGTATCCAAATTGTATACAAAAATAAATATAGAAAAAGCCCTACCGAATAAACGATAGAGCTACGGAGTTCATTATTAGCTAAGAGATTGGGGTTCTTCGCTAAAGAGTTTCATAGATATGTTGATTTTCGATTGGGAATGGAACATCAACATCTTAATCATACCACAACTAGGACAGTTATTCACTAAAAATGTACACAAAAAGAATACAAAAGTATAAGGGGATGGGAAAATGCCAGAAGAAAGTACGTTTTCATTATGTATGGTAGCGCTTTTTGTTATTGGCACGTGTGGATTCGCGTGTTTGATGGAATGGATTGATAAAAGATGGATGAAGAGTGATGAGAAAGTATAAAAGCCCTACTCATAAAAGGGTACGAGTAGAGCTGTGGACGAAGCTAGGGAACACGACAAGCCCTAACAAGTGGATGGTACCATAGATTTTCGATAAATAAATCAGGTAAATGTAACCAGTTGAAAGGAGTATGAAACATATGAACCTTACGGAATACGGAAAACGTGAGAAACGCTTAGTAGAACAAGTAGGCATGACAAGAATGTGGGAGTTTAATCAATTGGTGATAGGGATTATAGATAAGCACGGTATAGAAACTGTGGAGGCGATTTTAGAGGATTTACAGAAACATGCAGTGGATACAGCGAAGTTACATGTACGAGCTTTGGAAGGTGGTGTCATACATGAAAGTAATTGTGTGGATGGAGGCTTTCGGAGTATCTGAAGAGGAAGAAATTGAGATATCTGACCCTTCTATGTTGGATTGGGAAATTGAAAGATTTGTTACAGAACAAATTTCATATAGTTATGAAGTCATTGAAGAAGATGAGGAAGAGGATTAAGGGATTGAAAGACAAAAAGCCCTATAAAATAGGACTTTTGTTGGAGAAACGAAAGACAAACATATCGCGCATCAAACATATCGCGCATCAAACATGGAATAAGTTCAAACGATATGTGATGAGTATATCAAAATAGCTCAGAATAAAAACCATGTAAAAATTTCCAACATAAAAAAGACCTGTTTTCACAGGTACAAGGTTAGGGTATTTCATGAAAAGCGTTATATAACCATATTTTAACAGTCTATAGGGTAGAATACTAGTATTATTTGAAAGAAAATTCAGTCTTTGTTGTTTTAAAATACGCCTCATTTCCGTGAGGCGTACAGTTCAGGCTTTCATTGAGTTTTATATGTAGGATAATACCAAAAATCTAGAAAGAGTAGATGGAGCGATGAAGAATGCAGATAACATTTCAGGTTATCGAACAAACAAAAGGGTTAATTATAAGGATCACAGGATTAGAATACCTTCCAAACGTGGTATTTATCGGTAGGTTCGCAAAGTTTGAGAATGATGTTTTATATGTAGATGATGTGTATTACGATGGCCGAACTCACGGAACGGAATTATTTTCAGGAAACTCACTTTATGTTGATATACCCACTTCTGAACAGATTTTTGAGTATGGGATAATCTGTGGAATGGAAAAATGCAAGGAGGAACCAACATGATAGAAAATCCAATGGTGTTACATAACGGGTACGGGATTCGGGACCCGCAAGAATATGAGCCCATACCTTTCAAAGATATCTGTGGTAGTGATGTATTCCACGATGATGATTTTTTAGTTTCCCCAGATGGGGAGGTTCTCCTGAAGGAGAATGCGCTTGTATACATGGTTAAGGTACTTGGATTTCAAGAACGAAGAGGAGGCGTGTAAATTGTGTATGGAACAGGTGCGAAGCAAGCTTGAAAATGAAATATCTATTTTAAGGCGTCTAATCGAACGATATAGACGTTCTACAGACTCAGAATCTATTTGTATGGTGATTGCCTATGAATATGGACTGCAAGCTCTTATAGAAGTCTATGAATTGAGTAAACAAAAAGAGGTGATGCCGTTTTGAATGCTGGGATTAAAGCGCTGGAAAAGGAGTTAGATGTGGCACAAGGAAAATTAAACGATTATCAACGAAAATTAGAAAGGTTACTAGAAAGAAGGCCTGTTGTTGAAACATACATTCAGGACGCTGAAAGTGAAATTCAAGACCTTGAAGCTTCCATTTTTGTCCTGAAAAATATGGCGAGGAGTGAATGAATTGGAAATCACCAACGGTGCTCAAATTACGAAAAGTAAAAAGGTAAAAATCATTATCTATTCCAAGCCAGGTAACGGAAAAACAACGGTCGCTGGATTGTTGCCAGGTAAAACATTAGTCCTGGATATTGATGGGACAAGTCAAGTGTTATCAGGTTATGAAAATGTGGACGTAGCTAAGATTGATGGTGAACATCCGCATGATAGTATCCTACAGTTTTACGCACTGGCAAAAGCGAACATCGGTAAATACGATAACATTTTTATCGATAACTTAACGCACTATCAAAAATTATGGCTGCTGAAAAAAGGCGAGAAGACAAAAAGCGGTATGCCGGAATTAAAAGACTACGCTTTATTAGATAACCATCTTTTGAAAATAGTAGAAACATTTAATGCATTAGATGCAAATGTTATTTTCACAGCTTGGGAAACAACAAGGAACATCATTCACGATGATGGGCAGCAATACACACAATTCATTCCAGATATCAGGGATAAGATCGTGAATCACATTATGGGAATTGTACATGTTGTTGGTCAACTCGTGAAAAAGGCAGATGGGACGAGAGGATTTGTATTAGAGGGGAATCAAAGTGTGTTTGCTAAGAATCATGTAGACGGTCGAAACGGCTGCCTACAAAGTGAGTTGGTACAATCTGATGTTCCAACTGCATGAGTATCAAAGAACGCTCGTAGACCGCGTTAGAGAGGCTTATAGGGAAGGGTTTACATCTCCTTGTGTCGTCGCTCCATGTGGGGCGGGGAAATCTATCATGATTTCAGAAATTGTAAAAATGACAACGAATACAGGCAGACGCGTTTTATTTCTCGTCCACAGGAAAGAATTAATCGATCAAATTCGTGACACATTTATAAAGAATCAAGTGAATCTAAGTTTAGTGGACTTTGGGATGGTTCAAACAGTGGTGAGACGATTGGATAAAACAGCTAAACCGTCTTTAATTATTACGGATGAATCCCATCATGGTTTAGCCGCTTCTTATCGTAAGATTTATGACTATTTTCATGATGTGTTACGACTGAGTTTTACGGCTACACCGATTCGTTTAAATGGGAGTGGACTAGGAGATATCAACGATATCCTGATTGAAGAGGTGGATGCAGAATGGCTCATTGAAAATGGATTCCTATCTCCATACAAATATTATGCACCGAAATTGATAGACACCTCTGTACTCAAATTGAACAACCTACGTGAATTTTCAAGTCGTTCTATCGATCAAGCAATGGAAAGTCGAACGATTTACGGAGATGTAGTGGGCCATTATCAAGAATTAGCCGCTGGAGAACAGGCGATATGTTATTGCCATAACATTGAGTCTAGCAAGATGGTGCAACAAGAATTTTTGCATCAGGGCATTGTATCAGAACATATTGATGCAAAGACACCGAAGGTGGAGCGAGAAGAAATCATTACGAAGTTTCGAAACAAAGAAATTAAAGTGCTAACGAATGTGGATTTAATCGGGGAAGGATTTGACGTACCGGATTGCTCCACTGTAATTATGCTGAGACCAACGCAGTCCCTTTCCCTCTATATCCAACAGAGTATGAGAGGGATGAGATACAAGCCTGATAAAACGTCCATCATTATTGATCATGTGGACAATGTGAGGCGGTTCGGATTGCCAGATCAGAAAAGGTACTGGAGTTTATCGAGTAAAAAGAAGGTATCTAGTGAAGCTGAAATCAAAATCACACAATGCATACATTGTTTTGCTGTCTATCCATCTCGTTCAAAAGAATGTCCAGAATGTGGCTATAAGCCAGAAATACAACAGGTGACAGCGTATGAAAGAGATCAAACTGCAACATTGGAAGAAATCACGAAAGAAGATGTTCCAATCACACTTGACTTTAGAGAACCGTCAGACTGCAAAGATATGAAAGAACTGTATGAATTAGCGAAGCATCGGAAATATAAGCGGGGCTGGGCGTACTATCAAGGAAAACAATTAGGTTTTATCTAAAAAATAAAAACAGAACGGAGAATGAACATGGGATTCAGTTTAGATTTTAATGATGTATATGGGAATGGAAGTATTGCGGATGGGGAGTACGAAGTGGTGGTCTCGCAATGTAATGAAAATGCTACGCCAAGAGGAGCAGAGTATATTCAGTTGGATGTCATTATTCGAAATGATGCTGAACAGGCGTATAAGAATTGTCACCTCTTTCATAAGATTTGGAAGGCGAAAGCAACAGGAAAATATAATATGAAGTCGCTGAATACAATTGGGAAAGCTTGTAGGTTAGAAAAAGGTAAGACGTATGCGTCTTTGGAAGAATTACTACAGGATTTTGTTCAAAAGACCGTACGCGTCACGGTGAAAAATGAGCTGTCCGACTATGATGGGAAAACGTACCCAAACATAACGGGATGGAGCTTTTCTCGCATCGCAGGACCCTTACAACATCAGTTTAAGAAGAACCAAACATTTTCAGAAATGAAACAAAGCGGCGTGCCAATTCAGGAGCAAGATTTACCGTTCTGATGGAGGTGAGTAGAGACGATGAAAAACTATGAAAATATTCCAGAGGAATTAAAAGAATTACCACAATGGTGCTGTTTTAAATTGCAGCAACGTGGAGAAAAAATGACGAAAATCCCGATAGATGCGAATACGGGCGGATTAGGGAAATCGAACGATGAAAGCACATGGGCGACTTTCGAAGTCGCTATGGCTGCCATTGATACATTCCATTGTGATGGAATTGGATTCTATTTTAAACCACCGTACTTTGGGATTGATATGGATAATGTACGAGAAGAAATCACACGATATCAATCTGGCGATCATGAAGAGAATATGGTTTCAGAATTTGTTGAAATGATGTGTAGTTATACGGAATACTCGGTAAGTGGAAATGGCATTCATATTATTGCGAAGGGTGAGTTACCAACGGGCGGTAGACGAAAAGGCAATGTGGAGATGTATGATAGGGGCCGTTTCTTCGCGATGACAGGGAATATTGTTGGTCATTATACAAGAGTGGTAGAGGATGAATATGGACAAGTAGGATACCTCCACAATAAATATATTGCGAAAAATGAAGTCGCGGAAGTTAGCCCCTCTCCTTCTACTCCACAGGGAGTAGAGATTCCAGAAGACGAAATCGTTCGGATTGCCTGCAATAGTAAAAACGGCATGCGTTTCGAGCTATTTATGAATGGTGGATGGGAGCCGTTTTATGATTCTCAATCGGAAGCGGATATGGCTTTTGCGAATGATTTAGCTTTTTGGACAAATCGTGATTTTCATAAGATGGACAGTATCTTCCGACGTTCTTCTTTGTATCGTGACAAGTGGGATAGACAGCAGAATCAATCTACGTATGGTGCAGAAACCTTACAGAAAGCGATTCTGGACTGTACAAACGCTTTTATTCCCAGGGGACGTGATGAAGACTTCAATTTGTATATACTGGAAGACGATGTGAAACCAATTGAAAAAAAATTCTATAGTTATGATGATACAGGAAATGCCAAACGGTTGACGGATACATGGGGTCACATTACCAAAAGTAAAAAATTGTACGTTTGGACACAAATTAGACACATTTTAGCCGATTCCTTGTACGTTAAGGGATCGGCTATTATCATTCTATTACCTTTTAACTCGTAACGGCCTTAATTGATTAATTATTCCTTCCTGTTTTAAGTTCCACACATAATCTCCCGTTAGTGTAATATGCTCCCAGCCCAAGGGAGATATATGCTGCAAATATTCTTCTGGAATTTCCGCCCCTTGCGAACGTAACGTTTCAATTGCTTGTTCAATGTATACGGTATTCCAAGAAACGATGGCTGATATGATTAGTTGAAGCCCACTCGCTCGATGCAACTGATCTTCATACGAGCGGTCTCGTACTTCGCCTAGTTGATTAAAGAATACTGCACGGGCCAATGCATGTTTCGCCTCTCCTTTATTTAATCCTACCTGGACACGTCTCCGATGTTCGGGACTTTGGAGCCATTTCAGTGTGTATAAACTCCTCTCAATCCGCCCCATTTCACGTAAAGCCACCGATAGCCCGTTTTGGCGAGGATAAGAAGCCAGCTTCTTTAATATGAGGGAAGCTGTAACTGTTCCTATCCGAACGGAACTTGTTAATCGTAATAAATCATCCCAATATTCTTTGATTTTCTTTACTTGAATGGTTCCACCGATCATAAAATCTAACGGTGTTTGTACAGAGCGATCAAATGTATAAAGATTATTATTATTCACTGTTTTAATGCGAGGAGAGAATCGAAAACCTAACATATGACACATGGCAAAAACATGATCTACAAAACCGGCTGCATCCGTATAGTGTTCCTCAATCTTTAAGTCTGTTTCATGGTAAAGCAAACCATCAATAATATGTGGTGCTTCTTCGGAAGAACTGATGACCTGGACATAAAATGGATCATACTGATCAGAGATATGGCTATAAAAGCTAACACCTGGATCCCGACCGTACTTTGCATTCACTTGTGCCAATGGACTAGAGGTTCCGCCTGCTCGAAAGTATTGACCATCAGAAGAGGAAGTAGTTCCATCTCCCCAATAAGAAGAATAAGATTGCTTGGTGTGAAAGTTTGCAATTGCCCCAAGTGCTTTATTATAGCTGTCATCCCGAATATACCAATCAGATATCCAAGCCAGTTGAGCATATGAAATATTGGGACAAGCATCTGCCATCTTCGTAAGACCTAAGTTAATTCCGTCTGCCATAATAGCCGCAAATAATACTGCCTTTTCTTTTGGTTGTGCTCCCGAATGAAGGTGAACGAAATGTTTACTAAATCCTGTCCAACGATCTACCTCTACAAGTAATTCTGTTAGCTTAATACGAGGTAATATATCGTAAATTAACCTTGTGATATCTTTAACTTCATCCGGCACCACCTTTGTTAAGGGTTTTACCTGAACTTTATTGGCATATATTGTGACATCCCGTAACTGTTGTGTTTCCACAAGGTAGCTTACTTTCTTGATCTGTTCCTTCATCTGTTCAAATCTTTCTTGTAAATACTGATCTATATTAGTTGGAATGGTTAAAGGAATTTGGGCTGTTTGTTTCATGGTGTTCCATTTTGCCGGAGGCAAAAGATACTCCTCAAAGTTTTTGTATTGTTTACTACCTGGCACCCACATATCACCAGATTTAAGATGATTACATAACTCTGATAACACACTGAATTCATAATAATGGCGATCAATACCATCTTCTTTAAATATATGTTTTGTCCACTTCTGTTTGATAAAATTCGTAGGAGCTGTTTCAGGAATTTTTCGTTTCTTCAAATAGTTAGCTTCTCTTAATAATTCAATAGCTTGTAAAAGAGATTGACTCGCATGGGATGCTTGAAAAACATATGTTTTGAGTAACCGTGGTGCAAATTTACGCAATTGACCATAATAGCTATCTAATAAGTCAAGGTAATCAAACTCTACTGGTCTTGCTAATTCTTCCGCTTGTTCCACGGTTTGAATAAACTGTTCCCATGAAATGATAGATTGTAAGGATTCAAATGGGTCTAAATTCTCTTCTTTAGCTTCAATTAACGCTTTTCCTACCATTGCATACAGTCGTACTTTTTCATTAATGGCTTTTCCATCCTTTTGAAAACTTTCTTTATGTATTTTCTCGCCACGATTAAAAATTCTTCCAATTAATTTCTCACTCATATGTAGACCCTGATCTGTTAAAAACGCATAGATATGAATGAGAAATGCCATTAAGGTGGCATGTCGTTTTAAGGTGTGAAAACGAGAGAGATGCTGGGTAGAATAACGTGATCCTTCACGTGCCATTTGTAATAGTCGATTTTGATGTATTTCCCGTCCATTATCTAATGGTAAATCTAGTCTTTGAATATATTCCAATCGATCCATTAGTTCATGAAAATTTTTAATCGAAACAACACCAGGTGATTGTCGAAGCCAGGATAAATCAGATTGTTTCCCTGGTTGACTTACATAGAGCAATTGATTTAATTGTCTCTCCTGATGAGGAGAAAGACCTTGAACGAGTTGTTTGAATGTCCGTCTTTGTGCTCTCTCACGAACTGCCCACGCTAAATGTTCCACTGCATACATAGCGGGTAAAATAATCTTTCGTTTGCGCATTTCTATAATAAGTGCTTCTACTAGCAAATAACCTTTGTCAGTTCCAAGCGCAGTAGGAAGAAGCCATTGTGCTAATTCCCGATATTCTTGGATTGTAAAAGAACGAAAATAAAATTCTTTTCGGATTTTACTAAGATGTTCTCGCCTGGTTTCATCACGACCTTTTGCATAGTTATGTATAGCAGAAGGTATAATGCCAATCTGATTAGCAATAACCTGTACGAGGTACTCTGGGATTTTTTCGCCCGATGCTAAGGGGCGTCCCGGAAAACGTAAATAAGCGATTTGAATCGCAAAGCCCAAACGGTTTGCAGCGCCACGCTGTTGGCGAATAATCTTTAATTCTTCATCTGATAATGTATAATAACGAATCGCATCGCGATCACTTATGTGTTCAGGTAATTCATAGAAAGCTTTTCTTTGTGCTTCCGTGAGAAGTTCTTGTCTGGCCATATTTTTTTGTTCCCCCATGTATGTAATTTATAATTGATAATATACAAAGTCTAAAAGTAAATATAGAATCGCCTCTAAATATTAGAATAATCTAAAAACGTCCAGAAAGTCACTATTTTTTGGACACACAATGATAGATAACTATTTATACAATTTTTAAGGATAAATATGTTCAAAAACTCATTACAAAAACTATGTTCAGTTATTATCCCTCTTTTCAAGTTATGATACAATTATATAGTGAAAGAGGGTGGAAAAATATGAAAGTAGGATACGCACGTGTTTCAACTGCGGTTCAGAATTTAGATTTACAAATGGATGCCTTACGGCAATATGGCTGTGAAGAGGTGTTTACAGATAAAGTAAGTGGAGTAAAAGACAAACGTATTGGATTAGAGGAGGCAATCAGGTTCGTTAGGCCGGGAGATACGTTAGTGGTTTGGCGGTTAGATCGACTTGGCCGTAATATGCAACATTTGATTCAAATTGTAAATGATTTGAATCAAAAAGGAATCAGCTTCCATAGTCTGCAAGAAAATATCACAATGGATAAAAGTAGCGCAACCGGACAGCTTATGTTCCATTTGTTTGCAGCCTTTGCAGAATTTGAACGAAACTTAATCCAAGAACGTTCCGCTGCTGGTCGAATAGCGGCGCGAGCAAGAGGACGCCTTGGTGGCCGGCCTGAAAAGTTGCATACGAAAGATATCGAGATGTTAAAAGCATTAGTAGACAACGGGACATCTATTAAAGATGTTGCAAAGAAATGGGGAGTTTCACGTACAACAATCTATCGTTATCTAGAGAAATAAGGAATCGATAACCATTATAGTTGATCTGACGAATGGCTTTTGTTGATTTAAAATGAAGGTTGATCATTTTAAAAAAAGATATAGTATATCTCCTTTCAAATGATAAGAGACATACTATATCTTTTTTATTTAATAGCCCTTTTTTCTTTATATTTGTTCAATTGCTCTATCCAATCTACATTATGCCATCCTTCAGGCCGATAAGCCGATGGTGTTGTATTCCGATCTTTAAAATACAAATCTTTATATTCATCTTTTGCTAGTTGTTGTTGTCTTGCATTACTTAATAAATTAAATAATTCCGTATTATACTGCATTTCTTCATAAATGACGTCAACAAATTCCTCACGTTTATATCGATTCCAAGGCTTATTTAACGTTAACACCTTCGCAATTTTATCCTTAGGAACATATTGCTTCTGCAAAGCGATTAAAATTTCTTCTTTTCTCCACATATCAATCACCTTATAACGTTATTTAATTCTATGATTGCCCTGGTCAGTCTCGTTTATACAAGGGGATTCTTTTCTTTTTTTGGCCGTATCGGGCCTATTTTCTAAATTGTAGCATCTCTAAATCTAGGGGACTTTTTAGTTGAGTTTCGATGAATCTAGATGTTCAATTGAAAAATATGGTATAATGATTTTAATAAGTTAACTCAAGTTAACTAGGTTAACCTTAGTTATAACAAGGTTTTTATATACATTAAGGTTAACTCAGAGAGGGGATATTATAAAAATGAATGAACTTGAAAATGAAAAACAACAACAGGTGACAGCGGGATTCAAAGTCGATAAAAATTTAAAAGAAGCAATTGATACAATGATTGAAGCTTCAGGCATGAAAAAGAATGAATGGTTAGCGCAAGCATATGAAGCAATGCGAGGGAAAGGGATTAAAGATACGAATCAAGAATATACCAAAGAAATTGAGGAAGTTGATTATCTAAGTCGAAGAATATATGAACTATTCAACAATATGATTGTCCAATCTGTTCATATAAAAGAGAGTGCTGTACTTTCGCTCGAAACAGAAATAAAGCAATATAAAGAATTGCTTCAGGAAACAAGGAATGAATTAAAAGAATGTAAAGAAAAGCTTTCTTCCGCAACAGATACAGTTGATATTGTGAATAAAGAAAAAGAAGAGCTAGAAGTTCAATATGAGGAAGCGAAAACAAATTTAAATCATGTTCAGGATCTTATTACAGAGTTAAAGGAAAAAACTCAGAAATATGAAACAGAGATTTCTATACTTCAACCAATGGCACAAGAAAATTTGGAATTGAAGTCAAGATTGGATGATACATTGGAAACGCTGAAAGGATTGGATTCAAAATTAGAATCCTTAGAGAATGAATCAGCAAAACAAAAACAAGAATTTCTAGAAAAAGAGAATCAACTTACAGAAAATTATACTGTTCAGATTAAGCAAATCGAAAAAAAATATGAAACAGAAAATGAACAATTAAAGTTATATCAAGAACAACAAATCAAACATCTAGCTGAGCAAGCACAGTTAGAAAAAGAAAAAGAGCTTCTACAGCAAGAGAAGTTACATCAACAAGAAATGAAAAAAATACAAGAGGAAATGAATCTTAAAATCCAATCTCTCTACGAGAAAATGGATAAGAAGGAAGAGAAGTATGAAAAGGAAATTACTAAATTACAAAAGAAATTAGAGCAAATACAAATTATTGAGGGGAAGAAAAAAAGAGATGAATCCCAATAAGACCATTACGAGTTAAAAAATAATAAAATGATACTAGCCGGTTCCTTAACGTACAGGTAACTGGCTAAAATGCGTCCAAATTGTGTCTAAACGTACAATTTTGTACTTTTAATAACGTGACCCC